GTCAGCGCGGCGGTGAGGCTGGCCACCGCGGCGCGGAGTTTGTCAGACTCGGCGCGGGCCTGCAGCGTGAGCTGCTCCTCTCGTTGGCCGTAGGCGTAGAACCGCTGCGCCCGATCCCGCTCCGCCCACAACTCTACACGGAGGGCGTCACCCTGCGCCGCCGCGTCAGCGCACTGGCGCCGTACGCTGTCGTGACGCCCCATCCACTCGTCGCGGCTCCGCCTCATCCACTCCACCTCGGCCAGCGCCCGACCGAGGTCGCCTGAGCCAAAACTGTCGTTGCCACCCGACGTGGGGCCGTCCTGCCCCGGTGATCGGTATGCACCACGCTGGCGCATTGCCTCCAGGTCGTCGCGTGCTGGACCAATCGTCACAGGACCACGACCCGGCGGGCGCCGCAGTCTAACGCATGTCGGGCGAAGGCGAGACCAAAGGCGCCGGCCCCGCCGGCGAGAATGCGCGAGGCACTTGTGAGCGTCTTCACGGCATCACCCCGCATTTTTCCGGATCGGGCGGATTCTTAGTGACAAGAAGTCGACCGACGGTCGCGGCTTGGCAGTGCGATTGGACGCCACCCTGGCGATTGCCTTTGAGGAAGTGTTCGGCCTCCTCGCCGAGAAACTCTGCAAGATCCGCCGGCACGCGCAGCCCTTGACGGTGCAGGCGGGCGCGAGCCAGGCGGCGAGCGTCTCGTCCCGGAGGATGGCGCTGCACAGTTGCGCGACGGGACCGGGGACGGGCCAGTCCCCCCGGAGGTAGCGTCGGACCGTGCGTTCATCGACTCCGAGCACGTGCTCGGCGAAGCCCCGGGACGAGTGTCCCGAGGCGGTGATCGCGGCGCGGAGGATCGGGTTAGGTGTCAGGCGTTCGGTGGGTGTCGGGGCGGTCATTTGGGGATCCTGGAGTGGGTCGGGCTGGATTGCCCTGACCCAGCTAATATAGGCAGGCTGTCCGGGGAGCGCAAGGGGCGGGTTTCCCCTTGCGGCGGGAGCTAGGCGTAGAACCGCTACTCGTCGCGGCTCCGCCTCATCCACGCCACCTCGGCCAGCGCCCGACAGAGGGGGTCCGTGCGCAGGTGGTTGACCCAGTCCGGGTGTTCGGGCTTCGGCGCGTACGGCGGCCGACCGCGATCGCAGCGCGCGCAGACTTCCACTGTATCGGCGTATCGAGACGGGCCGTGTCCGAAGGCGTGCCACGTCCGGTGTGCCCCGCAGAAGTGGAGGCCACACCCATGCGCGCCGCCGTTAGGCTCCCCGCCGCAGACAAAGGACGGTCCGCGATCAATCGTCTCGGAGCAGCCCGGATCGTCGCAGTGCGCAGGGACGCCGTAGCCGATCCACCGGGCCCATCGATCGTCGTAGCCGATCGCCCAACTCATATCCCGACACCGCCCGGCCGCGGGGGCGTCACGCGGCACCCCAGAGCGAGCGCCGCGCCGATCATGCGCGCGGTGTCGAACGTGGCTAACTGTTTCGGTGTCACCAGCAGGAGCCGCCAGCCCAGCAGGGCGCCGGCGTTGCGCTTCTCGTGATCCTTGACGATGCCACTGCCCCGCCCATGCCTCCCCCGCGTCCAGACACCGCCATCCTGTTCGAGCGCCAGCCTGTGGTCGGGCCACGCATAGTCCCAGCGCCACATCCTGACGGGGTGAAAGCGGTACTCGGCGACCGGCAGCGGCACCCCAACACTGTGCAGCAGTGCGAGGAAGCATGCACTGACGCTCACGCCCGCCCCCTCCCGCACGCCTGACAGGTGATACCGACGGTCGCGGCTTGGCAGTGCGAGCAGCGGACCCGGTGCGTCGCCAGCACCTCCGCCAACTCCGTGGCCATCTTCGATTCGAGCTTGGCGAGGTCCATGCACGGTGTGGTCGGTGGGCGCCCAACGATGATGCCGGCCAGGCGGTTCGCCGCCTTCTTGTCGCGCGCTTTGCCCAAGAGGTCACGCCGTTCCTCGACTGTCATCGTCGCCCAGCGCGCTTTGTTATCCCGGGTGCGGGACAGGTCACGGCAGGCCGGGCATCGGCGCGCCAGTGGGCCGTGCCGGCCCATGATGACGAGACCGCCGCACCCATCCATGCAGGGGACAAAGGCGGGCCGCGTGCTCCGGCCCCGGTCTGCGCTGCGTCGTGGTTCCATGCGTCCTCCTGTAGAAGCCCGCCGTGTTCGATCACGGAAGGGTCGGGACCCCGGGCACGCCCCGCAACGGGGCGTGTGTTAGGCGCGGCGGTTACTTCTCCTGCTTCCCCTCCCACGGGGCGGCGAGTGCGTGGACCTGGCGGAGCGTCGCGGCCCGCTGCATCTCCAGCCCCGCTTCGCTCATCTTGCGGCGGGCCGACGCCTCCAGCTCCTCCGCCTCCCGTTCCGCGTGCTCGACCACGGCTAGCAGGACGTTCACTGCGGCGCCGTCGCGTCCCACGGGCTGTAGAAATTATCGGACAGGCTAACGACCGGCGTCCCATTCCGCTTGTGCTTTGCCATGCTAGTACCCCATACGAGACTCGAACTCGTTTTAGTCGCTTGAAAGGCGACGCTCTTAACCCGTAGAGGAATGGGGCGCAGTTACCAAAACCCACGCCGCTGCGATGGCCGCCAGCGATACAAATACTAGCACTGCCCGCACCCACGTTTTCATAAGTACCCTCAAGGGGAGTCGAACCCCCGTACCCGCGCTGAGAACGCGGAGTCCTGACCGCTAGACGATGAGGGTGTGTTATCGGATTCGCCGGTCCAGCACCTTGAGCACGCCCTCGCGGCATATCTGCAGCTCGGCCCGGTCGCGCGCGGACTTGCCCAGCAACTTCGCCAGCGCCTCCGCCCTCGCCAGTTCCTGCGCCACATGCGCGAGGGTGTTCTGGTAGCGGATCTCGTGTAGGAGTTGCGGCACCTGGCTGGCTACCGTCCGATCCACGAACGACGTAAGGACCGCCCGCTGCTGCAGGGCCCGCACATGCTCATGCTGTGCCACGGTCACCCTCCTGCACACAGGACTCCTCCTGATCGGTCAGCCGCTCGCCGTCGTCACCCAGCACCTCGCCCGGCGTGACCTTGCGGGACCAGGTGTCCCCCGGCAGCATCGGCGGCGCGCTCGGCGCGGTGTAGTCGTCCCAGTACATCTCGTCCGGGGCGTGGTCGAGCACCGTGCCGACCACCCAGAAGCAGAGCAGCACGAACAGCAGCGCGCCGAACAGGATGCCGAATCCGATCAGCATGTTAGGCCGTCAGCAATCAGCGTTCTCATCGTGTCGCGGCAGTCGCCAAAAAATACGCGGTTCATAGTTCCTCCTGTTTACCCACCAAGCCATCTAACCGGGCGCTCAACCGGACGCTACACAGCGTGCCGCCAAATAAAAAATTCTCCAGGTCTGGTGCATCGTAACGCGCAAATATCCGCCGCGGGCGCCTACGATGGTCCCGGCCCGGCCCTGGATCATGATGACGAGACCGCCGCACACATCCATGCAGAGGACAAGGGCGGGCCGCGTGCTCCGGCCCCGGTCTGCGCTGCGTATCACCACTTTCTTTGCCATCTTCGCCTTTCAGTTGTTCGCCACCAGTGAAACCTAACTTTAGGTGCAGCGGACTTGCCTACGGCAAGCCGCTGACCATGACGTTAGATGGCAAGCGCCGCCTGAGCAGTGCGTGCCCGTTGCAGTGGTGCGTACTCGGGGTTGAGTTCGCACCCGACCCATTGCCGGCCCAGGGCCTGCGCAACCTGTCCTGTCGTGCCCGACCCGAAGAACGGATCGAGCACCACGTCACCTGTCCGGCTGCCGGCCAGGATGCACGGCTCGATCAGTGCAGGCGGGAACGTGGCGAAGTGGGCGCCGCTGTAGGGCACGGTCGGCACGGTCCAGACGCTGCGGCGGTTGCGCATGCCGTCAGGCTCAGCCTGCATGCTCTGCCCGCCCTTGATCTGGCTGCGGTGGCGGCTCTCAATGTCCGAGCGCAACTCCTTACGGTTTCCAGTGTTCGGCGCTTGGCCCGGCGCCACATAGCCCGGCCCTGTCAGGTCATGCAAATTCTGTCCTACCGCCTGTTCCTTCATTGCCTGCGCATCCCAAAAGTACCGCTCGCTCTTGGCCAGCAGGAACAGGTACTCATGCGCCTTCGTGCAGCGGTCGGTCACGCTCTCGGGCATCGGGTTTGGCTTGTGCCAGATGATGTCCTGGCGCAAGTACCAGCCGGCATCCTGCAGGGCAAAGGCCACGCGCCAAGGGATGCCGATCAGGTCTTTGTGTTTGAGTCCTATTTTGCTGGCGTTTCGATGCGCATGGACGGAGCCGTGCCCTCGGTGCGCGTCGGCGTCCCCGGCACCGCCCACGCCTCCCGCGAGCGTTTCAGCGGGCATGGCTGTTCCGCCGCGCTGCGCCGCATAGCTGTCGCCCAGGTTCAGCCACAGCACGCCATCGTCGGCCAGCAGCTCGCGCACCAGCCCGAACACTTCCACCATCGCGGCCACGAACTCGGCGGGCGTCTTCTCAAGCCCGATTTCAGCGGGCTCGAAGCACTCAAGCAGGTGCGGCGGAATCTGGCTTTTTAGGTAGACGTTACCCACAGATAAACTCCTTGCTCGCGTTCTTTTTGCTGTGAACAAACAAATGGCATTTGCGGCACAGAACAGCCACATTCGACAGATCAAAGCGCAGATCAGGATTCCCGGCCCACGCCTTCAGGTGGTGAACGTGTAGCGGGTTGGCGCGATCCTGTTTGCCGCCGCACCTGGCGCAGCAGTAACCGCCAGCGCGATGCGCCGCCCGCAAGAACTCCTTGCCCTCCGATTGCGCGTACATGCGCTGCCTCTCGGGGCTGCTGCCGTCTACATAGTTGTGATTCAGCGCGCCGATCTTTCCGTACATCGGATTCGCTGGCCCCTCTGCACCCCAATGCTTGATGGCGCGCGCACCAGCTACCGAGCGCCGTGGGATAGCGTGCTTTCGTAGCCAGAAAAAGATAGCAGCGCCACTGGTGCCGAACTGCTTTGCAATCTCGCCAGTGCTGCGCTGCTGCACCACATAGTTCTCAGTGAGCCAATCCTTTTCTCGGAATGGTTGAGGCGTGCGCCAGTGTTGCCCTGGCTTGAACTCGGTCGCGGGCGACAGGCGTTGCCCCGCGACGAGTCGACCGTCATTCGTGGACATGAACACCAGCCTCCCTTAGTTGCCGCTCTACCCACGCCTTTTTCTCTGGCGTCAGTGATGCTTTGATGCGAACGGCATCGCCAAAATATTGCCTAAGCCCAAAATACGGCGGGCTCGTCACGCAGCACTGCACCCGCACGCCGTCAGCAATCAGCGTTCTCATCGTGTCGCGGCAGTCGCCAAAAAATACGCGGTTCATAGTTCCTCCTGTTTACCCACCAAGCCATCTAACCGGGCGCTCAAGCGGACGCTACACAGCGTGCCGCCAAATAAAAAATTCTCCAGGTCGGGTGCATCGTCAAGATTCGTTCGCACCCTGGGACGCGAACGCGCAAATATCCGCCGCGGGCGCCTACGATGGTCCCGGCCCGGCCCATGATGACGAGACCGCCGCACACATCCATGCAGAGGACAAGGGCGGGCCGCGTGCTCCGGCCCCGGTCTGCGCTGCGTATCACCACTTTCTTTGCCATCTTCGCCTTTCAGTTGTTCGCCACCAGTGAAACCTAACTTTAGGTGCAGCGGACTTGCCTACGGCAAGCCGCTGACCATTACGTTAGGCAGCATCGGAGTCCTCCAGCGCGACCGGCTCCGGGACCTGCCGTGCCATCTCCTCCCGCTCGGCATCGAGGTACGGGTCGCCGCTGGTGAGCTGATGCCGCCCGATCTCGCTGGCGAGCTTGGCCTGCTCGACCGTCTCGCGGGTCTGCTCCAGCACCCGGACCCCGAGCGCGGCGCCCGTCGTCTCCAGCCGTGCCATCTCCGCCTGCACCCGGGGGACGTGGCTGGCAATGATCCGCATGGCCCGGCGCGCCGCTCGGCTCGCGCTGCTCTCGATGGGGAACGCATCGCCCACCGGGTCACCCTTGCGGGTGCCGCCGCCGCACCACTTCACGCCGACAATCTCCTCGGTTAGACTGTGCAGCTTCACCCGGAAGCAACATGCGGCTGCGGCCGCATCGGGCACGGCGTGCTTGATGCGCTGCATGGCGCGCCGCTCATCCTCAGCGTGCGCTTCCGGTGTGCCGATCTTGAGCAGGCGGGGATCCACCTGGATATAGTCCGCGACGGCATATTCCACGAGCCCGGCTGCGATCATCTCGCCGAGTTTCCGCAGGAAAAACCTGGCGTTTGGGTAGATGTTGCCGCCGAGTAGATCAATTTCTGTAATTACATCGACGTTGTTATCCCGCCCCCAGTTGGCGACAGCGCGGCGGGTTTCAGCGTCCAGCGCCTTGCCCCAGTTGAGTGCGGCGAGTTGGGCTACGACGGCGTTCTGCGCTTTGCGGTGCTCGATCGCAGCCAGCACCTCGGGCGGCAGAATGGACGGGCGCGCTGCGGGCGTGGTCATCGCCGTAGACTCGGGCGCGCTCATGCCTCCACCCCCGAGGCCAGCTCGGAGACACCCAGCGCGGCGTCCAGATCGGAGGCCAGCGTGATCGCCGGTTCCACCGTGATCGAGACAAACTGCAGCTGCATCCCGCCGCTCTTCGCGAGCGCCGTCAGCGACTTGCCGTCCAGCGCCAGGCAGAAGCCGGTCTGTTTCGCCCAGGCGAACGCGGCCGCCGTATCGGTCACATGGACCGTCGTCGTCTGCCGCACACTGACACCCGGCGCTGGGTGGGTGTCGCCCGTCTCCTTGACCACGGCCAGCGCACACTCGCGCAAGGCGCGCTCGGCCACCTCCAGCACCTGCTTGCCGATCGTGAGCTGGGCCAGCTCGTCGGCGTTAGACGCGGTGAATGCGTCCTGCTTCACTTTCACGACGTTGGCCAGCGCGGCGACATGCCGGCGCTGCTGCGCCACGAGGCGGACCTGGTCGAGTAAAATGCGGTCCATTGGGTGCTCTCCGGTGTACTGTTTGTGGTGGTACAACGCCATCGCGCTGGCCGTGGCGTCGTCCTGCGTGACCTCCTCGCCGCAGTCGGGGCAGACTCCGGGCTCGACCGCCCACCCCACCACGTCAGCCGGGATCGCTGGCGCCGTGCTGCTGGCCGCCTGCCCGGGGCGCACCTCGTACTCAACTCGCACCTCAGCCTGCCCCCCGCAGGGGCAGTCCGCTACCGTGACGATCACGGACGGGGCGCCTCGGGCCACGTGTATGACGCCCAGATCCCCGCCACGAGCGCCGTCAGCACCAGCACCCAGCCCACGGCGAGCACCCACCGCTCGGCGAGGGTCACACGTGCCGCCGGCTCACGCCGGCTCACGCGGTCCCTCCGGTCAGGATCGCCCGCGCGCGGGCCAGCCGGGCGACCGCGCCGTCAATCGCGGCCGTCACATCGGCCGCCTGGAACATTTCAGGCGCGGAGGCGATCAGCGTGAGCGGCTGCAGCGCGTTGGCGACGTGCTCACGCCAGCCCTCCTCCCACACGTCTGGAGCGGCCATACGGTATCTCCGGTTCAGGGATAGAGTGCGTTAGGCGAGGCCCAGCCGCCAGCACGAACGCCCGGGCGCTCAGCCGGTTCACCCGCGAATCCTCGAACGACCCGGCACTTCACGTATTCAATCTTGTCCCACACCTGGTACGCCTCGGCCAACACCTGGTCCGCCCCGGCCCACACCTGGTAGGTAGTGGGCCCCTTTGAGTTGTTACAAAGGGCTCGGGGGGCCGAACTTGGATAGGAGCCACGTGTATAACGCCCAGATCCCCGCCACGAGCGCCGTCAGCACCAGCACCCAGCCCACGGCGAGCACCCACCGCTCGGCGAGGGTCACACGTGCCGCCGGCTCACGCCGGCTCACGCGGTCCCTCCGGTCAGGA